AGCTCAAATTGTACTTTAAACTGTAATTCATAACTTTCCCTCCAAATATGTCTTGATTATGATAATGGCATTTGATATACTTTGCAAGATTAAACGGGTGTAGGACAGGTTTTTGATTGTTCCTGACAGACGCCCGTTTATGTAATGCATATTTATGAGCGAAAATGGACTTTGAAAAAATAGCTAAACTATATGATGCTCCTACTTCTGATGAGTTAATTAAAGATATTTTGGATTATTGTTTTGCTCGTTCAAAAATATATTTGCCGGTTGATAGCAAAGCTGATGAGTCTTTTGTCACAATGATGCTATGCTCCTTGACAGTAACGACTAATCTTATATGTACTTTTTATATGGTAAATGAAATTGAGATTAAAGATCGTCAAAAATTTGAAGGTGCTTTTGTGAACTTATTTAGAAGAGCATTAAAAGATGGTTTGGAGTTTAAAGAAAATGAAGGTTAAAGTACAACATTCTTCTTATGAAGAAGAAGTCCCTGTCGTAGTAGGTTCTCCTGAAGAGATCAAACAGATTGATGAAGCAGTAGAGAAAATGTTTGGGGTTCTTTTGCAGATTAAAGACGGTCAGGTAGCTATGTCTGCAATAATGCATTTGCTTTGTAAAATTAAACTCTGCGCTACTGAAGCAGATATAAAAGAAGGCAAGAAATTAACTCTAAACATGGTTTTAGCAAATTTTAAAGATCAGTTAGAGACTTTTAATGCGGGTACTTCAAGAATATTCCAAGAAGTATCAAAACATCATTTTGAATTTGAGGAATGAAAATGACCATTAAAACTGTACCCATTACTAAAGCTGAAAATGAGCAGATGAACAAAATGATCAATGACATTAGTAAGACATTAGCTGAACTAAAAGATCCTAATAAGATAAATACTGCTATTATAGGCATAATTTGTAATTTTAGCGCTAATGCAATGATGAACGCCAGGAAAGCTGGAGCTATTATATGTAAAGAAGATGCCAATAAGGTTTTTTCTGAGTATATGGAAGAGTTTAAAGCGGCTACCGAGCATTTGTTTGATGAAATACTACAGATCAACAAAATATATGAGTAATGGAATGGAGCTTGAAAAATTTATAGAATTATTAAAAAAACTTGATCAATTGGAGAAGCATGAAAAAGGAGAACAGAATAAACCTCTGAATTCTAATGAATTACAAGAAGCTTATCACCATAAGTCACTTCAAAAGTTCCATGAGATAGAATATAATCTTAAAAAAATCCATGAGGAAGTAATTGAGCTTAATGATTTTAGAATAGACAATCACAATCTTCTTAAAAACTTTCAAGTCCAGCTTTCCAACATTGATGTGTCAATTCAAGCTACGAATGCCAAATTCGATGTGCTTATGGAGTTATTAGAATATACAGAAGCTTATAAGGAGTCCCGGAAAGCAAAGGAATTGCAAGATAAAGCCGCCGAACTTGTTGATGAAGCTCAAAAACATAAACAATCTATTGAAAACATGCCGCTTTCAGACCCTAAGTTCAAATTGGCTTATAATTCTAAGTTTGTTTTAGGCCGTCATGGCATTAAGACTATTAAACAACTCATTACTATGAATGAGAGAGAGCTTTTGAGATTAGAGAATATTGGAGTGGTAAGAGTTCGTAAGATTCAGGAAGCTTTGGATGCACTTGATCTAAAGTTAAGGGAATTATAGGATTTTCTGCGAGACATTTGTATCTCATTGATGTATGGTGTAAATATAACCATATATAAAACAGGAACTTATGAAGAATTTTATATTGACTGCCACAATCGCTTTAATAGCAACAACTACAATAGCAGATGACCTTGCACCTTATGGTAAGATTGCGGTTGGCTGGGCGCATTTACCTCATAACAAACTTACAGTAAATGATAGAGTTGGCTCAGATATCCTTAAATCAAAAGGCGAAGGTACTTTCTTTACAGGCGCTTTGGGAATGGGCTCTCGCATTAAAGACAATCTCCGTGCTGACTTAGAGCTTTATTTGGATGACGGTATTAAGGGTCAGAAGCAATATAAGAACTCAGTATTGAATTTCAAGACTAAGACTATTGCTGGCTTTGCGAATGTATATTTTGATCATATCACCAAAAGCAAGTTCATGCCTTTTGTAATGGCTGGAATTGGTTACGCTCATAATAAGACTTCTATTTATTCATGCACAAAGCGTTACACAGGGACTTCTAATGGAATGGCTTATCAGTTTGGGTCAGGTATTGGGTATGCAATCAATAAGGAGATAACCGCTGAATTGGGGTATCGCTTCGTAAACAAGGGCGTAAAAACCAAGATGCTTAATAGTGGCGAAGCTGCTCATATTAAAGGTCATAGGTCTAATGGTAGAATCCATGGCGTCTTTGCCGGCGTTAGAATGAGTTTTTAAAGCCCATTATAAGGGTCAGTGTATTCGATAGGAACTACTAAGGGACAGTCATGCTCAATGATCTTGTCAACATAGACAGTTTTTTCTACGATCTTCTCCTTGATAACCGGTTTATCGACGTAGACTATTTTTTCAACTTCCACAGTTTTATTTATGAAAACTGGCTTTTCGACTATTGTAGGTTTGTCGACAAATACAATATTCTCTTCAGCTTGAGGCTTAAACCAATAAGCAAGCATACCCAGGCCACTAGTAAGTATTCCAACTATAACAGCGCCGATAGGAAAAGATTTATGCGATACTTCATAAGGAGGCGGAGCAGCTCCAGGAGGAGGAGAAACAGGCGGTGCATAATATTGCGGCTGTAATCTAATATCGGTCATATCATACCTTTAAAAGGTTAATATACTTATGGTGCGCCTTTTTTTTCAGTTTGGCAAAGATTTTCAGAAGCGGAATGTTTTTTAACTACATTACAAATCAATAAAGTTAAATTAATTTGAACCATTATTATGATAATTGCCCAAAACATAATATCATTACGAATATGAAAGTTTTCCATTTTATTATCCCCATTTTACAGCACAAAGCATAGCAAGAATAGAAATTATAATTATTAGAGTTTGTCGATTAAATGAAGAATTAATTTTATCAGTTAAATCTTTTTCCATATTATTAGTATGTATTATTAAATCGCTTCGTAATTGATCAACTTGATATGTAGTAGCAAGTCCTTGATAATGAGCATCATTAATTTGATGCATAGTTTTTATTAATTTTTCACCTTGATCATGTGTGAAATTAACTTCTTCTAATTCTTTAATAATTTGATTTGTATCTGGATATCTCATATAAACTCCTTTAATTTCCGCGCTAAGTATAGTATACATCCATCATTATTGCAAACAAAATGGATTTTATGATAGAATTCTTATTAGGTTTTATACTAACTTTTTTTGGCTATTACTTAATGATTTTTACTCGCAAGGTAAATTATCTTCATTACGAAGTAGAACAACTATCTGTTAGAATAGATAATACACGCGAGAATATGAAGCATTATGCAGATTTAGAGGAAAAGGTAAATCACCTCTATAGGGATTTACAAGTATTAGAAAATCGAGTAAATGGCAAATACTCTACGGTGCATTTATACGAATCAAGCTAGCACTTCAATAGCAATAAGCCTTGATGTATAACGATAACATGCATTTGAATTAGTATCTGTGCCACTGCGATTAACATACAAAGTAGAAGCGCCATTGCCAGTATAAGCTTGTATTGTGTAGGTTTGCGCGGATGTAGAAGCAGGAGAATCAAGATATACATACTTAAAGCTAGAATACACATAAGCGGTAGCGGCGTTTCCATACATTCCCCCAGTAGCATTAACTTGGACTCCTGTAGCACCAGTTCCTACGCCAATATCACTTCCATTACGTTGGATTTTCCAATAACCCGCAGTTGTAAAAGCTCCAGTAAAATCAATAAATAAAAGCACTGAGCTAGTGTTTAATGTCGGCGTAATAACGACACTAAAATTAGTAGTACCATCGCTTATTGTAGTCCATGTAACGTTGCTTATAGATTGAGCCTGCGATGATGTCAATTCCGTAAAGACCGACTGACCGATTTTACTTGTAGTAGGAAGTCTTATAATAGTAGAATTACTCATTTAAACCTCCAGTAAAATTAAATAACTAGAGCCGATATAAGCTGTCGAACCACCAATTTGATTTATATCCACAGCAACGCCCTGATTATTTACTAGCAAGGTATAAGTAGTAACTGACGTAGTTGCCGGAGAATCCAAATAGCTACAAAAAGAAACTGATCCAGAATTTGTGACAGAATTCATTCCATCTGCAAATTGAGCAACATTGCGGCTTCCAGCGCTAGTTGCAGCACTTAAATTAGTACCATTCCTTGCAAAAGAAAAACCTCCTTGCTGCGATTGATAACCACTAAAAGAACATAAGCATAAAACTTTATTAGAAGAAGATACCGGAGTTATCTTTGCGCCAAATCCGCCTAATGTAGTATCGGTAGCACTTGCCGGAGTGATTGCTTGCTTTTTATTTATATAAGAAAGTCCTATATTACCAAAATTTCCTAAACTACCGTTAGAAGTGCTCATGGTAAAACCTCCATTGCTACTATTGAAGATGCGCAGCAAGCTGTTGCAGTAGTATTAGCATCACCATTGGTTCGATTTATATCTAATTCATCGGTAGCCACATCAGATGCAACTTTAAGACTATAAGTGTGAGCCGAGGTATCTCCTGGCAAATCATATTCGATTGCAGTTACTGTGGTTTGTCTGCCAGTAGATAAAGCTGCACTTCCAAAACTACAATTCAAAGTAGTGCCACCATTTCCGCCACCTATAACAGTGCTATCCCGCAGAACCTGAAAATAATAATTAGCTGTTGATTGCTTCCCACTATTACTTAACGAGATAAATAATATAATTCTGCTAGAAGCATTTGTAGGAGTGATTGTTACTGTAGGAGATGTGACTGCTACAAATGTATTAACAGTTGTTAAAGTTGTAGCTTGCTTAGTAGTTAATACACCTGAAACTATCTGAGCAATTTTACTCTTTTGTACAGCAATGATATTCGCTATTTGTGAAGTACTCATTGCGTACCGAATACATCAACCATTATTGCGCCTGACGGGTCAGTTAATGTTCCACTTGTGTTTCTAAATTGTACTCTTGCAGTACTTGTAGTTATCGCTTGCACCAAAAAAACCAACACAGTGCTAGAACTAATACAGCTCCCATATACCCTCATATCTGTTGTATTCGCAAAGTTAGTTGTAAAGTTAAGCGTATAATCACCTGCCGCCGTTCTAGATACACTTGTAACATTATAAGTATAAGTAGTAGTTGTTCCCCCAGGAGTAATAATAGCGGCAGCTTTTGAGACTCCAGGATGATTTTGTACTTGGCCAGGAGTCACAATAAGGTTAGTAGCTGTTGCTGATTGCATATCTGATTTGGCAGCATATCCTATCGTAGAAGCAATTGTTATACCTCTACCTATTTGTATCCAGCCAGAGGTAGTAGTGTCTGCTTCAAATACAGGTTTGCTTATATGCCCTACAGTTGTAGGTTCTGTTGATGTAATCGCACCAGCACTAGAATCCGATATAAAATGTGCGCTTGCAGCTGTAAAACCCGATAAACCTGATATATAACCAGAAACCTGTAATATAAAATTATTAGCATCTGTGACTGATGAAACAACACCCACACATTCAGCGGTAGATGCCGCATCAGCCTTAGCTAATGCATAAGTTCCTGAACCATTAATGTATAACCAATTCCCAGCACTAAAGCCATGTGCAGATTGATTAATTGATTTTGTAACAGTAGAACCACTTATAGTTTTCCAAGTGCCATCACCGAACCATGCCGTAGAAGAGCTTGCGCCAGTCCCGCTATTCAGATTGTTAACTGAAAGGTTGCCTGTTACATAACTTGCTAAATTGATTGCGGAGCCATTCCAAGTTCCTGAAGTCACCGTTCCCAATGTAACTATAGAAGTTGCGCCTGTATAAGTTCCTGCTGTCACAGTATCTAGTATTGCACTCCACGCCTGCACATTAGTTCCAATTGCTAAACCAAGATTAGTACGTGCAGAATTTGCACTAACTACATCTGAGAGATTGCTGGCCTTAACTAGCTTAGCAGCTAGATCAGTTGTAAGATTTGTGACCTGAGATTCTGCGATAGTAATAGCTGTTTGATCGAATGTAATATCAGTACGAGTAGCTCCAGCATTATCAGCCGCAGTTAATCCAGTTCCGCTAATATTAATAATACTACGCTGTACTAAAGGCGTCCCATTATTCTCAATCGTCTGATAAGACTGAGTACTTACTGTTTGCCAAGTGCCATCCCCTCTTAAGAATTGACCTTGCGCTCCAGCTAATGGAGCAGGAACTAAACCATTAGTGCCATTTATTAAGCTTGTAGCTCCTTTGAATGTACCAATACGTAATATTTGCGCCATTATGCATCTTCCAAAGTAACCGTTAAATTCGTTCCTGCACCCGCATTGGCTAAAACAGCCCTAAAAGGCTTTCCTTTAACAAAATCATTAATAGCAAATTGATCGTCGGCAGTAGAAGTCACAGGATTATTAGCTATATCAAAAATATTCACCCAAGTTGTTCTATCAGGCGTTAAAGTTTGATAAGTTATATTGGCTCCATCCCATGTCCCATAAGCCATTAATGTAATTGCCAAATCAGTATAAGTCAGATTACATGGATTAGAATTTGCATTTGTAGTCTGATTAGTGAATACATATTGCGGAACGTTTGGTGAAGTAGAGCTCATTGCAACCTCTAATTAAATTAGAGTTAGTCAAGCTCTCTATCTTGTTCCATACGAGCCATTTTCTTTTGACCACTACGTTCCATTTTGGAATACATAGATTTTTCTTCACCCATACCACCCACATGGATACCACCCACAACACAATCCTTGAAATTGTAATGCTCTTTTTGAGCTGGCGAATAGTCGAACTGGTCTTTAATCATTGCCTTTTGATTTGAAGAAAACTTACTTGAGATATCATAAGACTTGGACATGTTAACCTATTAATATATATATTATATTACTATGTTACACCCAGTTATTTACTTGTAAAGTTATTATTAATACTTTCTTTAAGTTCTTGTAATTGCTTGCTTATTACAGGTATTTCCATCATAAAACCTTTGATAGCAAGAATTGCGCTTTGAGTCTCATTCAGAGCATTTCTTAGTTTAGTTATATCTTCTGACTGAGCTGAGATTCGCTTATCCGTATCGGCAATAAGAGTTTCTAATTGATCTTTCATTTTATCCATTGGATTAATTCTAATAGGTTTGTCTTTTGAATTTGGAGAAGGATACTTATTTTTTATGCTTTGGATGTATTCCATCCATGCATCTAGTCCATGATTATAAATCATGTCTAGTTGATCTTGAAGAGGTATATATTCATTTGATCGTAAAACCTTATAGACATTCTTATTTCTTTCTTCAAGATATTCTTCCCATGCTTTTTCTAAATCAGACATTGTAGGTTGAGAAAGTTTATTGCTACTTTCCCATTTCAAAGACTCATAGGTTTCACCACAATTATAAATCGAGGGTGATTGTCTGCAATACCATTCTAATGCTTTATATAAATCCATATTATGCTGTAATCTCAAATAAAGTTAATGTACTCGCCGAACGAGAAAATGCCGCAGAGTCAGTATCTAAAGATGACCTATTGATATAAAGAGAACCCGAACCAACTCCTGCTCTAACTTGAATTTTATAAGTCTGAGCTGAAGTCGATGCCGGAGAATCCACAAAATTGATAGCACAAAATACCATGTCGGCAGTTGTGCCAGGGACTCCTGCACTACTACTAATTTGAGTTCTGCTTCCTGCGGCATCCCCAATACAAATAGCAGTTGAATTTCTTACTAATAATGCATCAATGGTTATAGATATTGCGCCACCGCAATTTAAAGTAGCCATTGCATAAATTTTATTTGTGATAGAAGAAGGCGTTATTGAAACACTTAACCCCGAATCTACGAATGTAGTACTGCTAGTTGTAAAAGTAGATGTTAAAGCTGCAGTTTTAACCTGCACAATTTGTCCAGTTTGGGATGCAGGTGTAGCCCAAGTGCCATCCCCACGCCAGAAAGTAGTCGAACTTGCGCTAGTACCGCTATTCAGATTATTAACCGAGAGATTGCCTGTAACGCCATTCGCAAGATTTATCTGGTCCCAATTGGGATTATTGCTAGTGCCCGTATTAGCTAAATAGCGAGTTGCAGTAGTATTTTTATTTAATAATGAAAAGGTATTAGCCGCCGAACCATATATTAAATCGCCCTGAGAGCAGCTTGTGAGACCTGTTCCACCTTTCGTTACACCAATAGCTGTACCAGACCAAACGCCAGTTGTAATAGTTCCCAAGGTTGTAATACTAGTACTTCCTGTATAAGTCCCCGCGACAACCGAATCAAGTACACTACTCCATGCTTCTACATTTGTACCTATTACAAGACCAAGATTTGTCCTAGCAGTAGCAGCGCTAGTTATTTCAGAAAGATTATTAGAGCCAACCATTATAGTTCCACTAGTAGGTAATGTAAGAGCTGTATTACCTGTAAGAGTAAATGTAAGAGAATGCGCTCCACTTAAAGTAAATGCACCCGCTGTGGAAACATTGCCTCCAAGAGTTATCGTGTTAGCGCCATTATTAATCCCTGTACCACCATACGTGGGAGAAATTATTGAAGCATTCCATGTTCCTACAACTATTGTTCCTATGGTATTAAGGTTTGTGAGAGAACTTACTGTCGATGTAATTAATGTTCCTGTTGTAGGTAAAGTAACATTTGTAACGCCAGTAGTTGTCAAAGTAAGACTGCTTGCACCACTAGTTGTAAATGGACCTCCAGTAGTTAGATCGCCTCCTAAAGTGATATCATTTGCGTTTGCTACTCCTGTGCCTCCATAAATGGCATTTAAAGGTGTAGTAATGCCTATAACATTACCAACCTTTGTAAGGGGTGCTGTAACAGTGATATTTGCGGCTGTTTCAAAAGCCGAGAAAACTATTGCTGTTGTACCAACTGTAATAGTTCCTGAAGTAGTCATTATGTAAAGAATACCACTATTTACAGTTCCGGCGGAAGCTATAGTATATGTTCCAGTTTTAATTTCTGCCGATGTATCATAGTCAGTTGCACGAGTTAATACCCAATTAACCGCCCCATTACCTACAGTAGTAACTGTATAAATACCATTTTGAGCAGGAGCCGCTTGATCTTTTATCAATACTCTATCATTAACACTTGGAGTTGAACCATCTATAGAAAATGCGGCCATTGCGGCGGCATTTGTAAGAGTTGCTCCAACACCTGAAGCGCCATTATTATAAGTAGCTGTATAAGCTCCGGTACTTGCATATTTTACCGCTGTAATCGGAGTTAAACCTGCTGCAATATTGTCCACATACTCTTTTGTGGCAGCCCCTAATGGGAGAGTTGGGTCTCCACTAAGAATAAGTGGACCTGTCATTGTATCACCCGCTTGTAATACAAAATTTGGAAAACTTATATTAGTTCTGCTATTGGCCCCATCATCTACAATAGTAAATTGGTTACCTATAAAGTTTAGATTTTGCCTTTGCGGCAAAGGATTGCCATTATCTTGAATGATAGTTGCACCAGAACCTACATTTTGGAAACTTGAAAATTGCGCCATTAATAAATCTCCAAAGATGCATTTAGTGTAGTACTGACTCCTGAAGTGCTTTGAACTGCTCTGACTTGCTCGTTTAAAACTAAATATTGGAGTGTTGCTTGTCCATTCTCGGCTGCAAAATTCATAGTAGCGCCATATCTATCTGGAACATCTATCCAGACTGCTGGGTCAGTTTGAGGGGCTAATGTCTGAAATTTAACACTAGCTCCCCCAAAGGTTCCCCAAACTTTTACTATCGCAGTTTTATTTTGATAATTAATGATAACAGGATCACTCGTTCCATCAGTTGTCTGATTAGTAAATAGCCTAAACGTGCCGTACCCTGTTGATGACATAATTACTATTCATTTGAAGGTTGCACTGTTTGAGCGGCATTCCTTAAAGCATGATCAATTTCTATCTTTTGCTTTAAAGTAAGATCACTTCCTTCTTCTTTAAGACCATGAAGAATATCTACATATCCTGTTGCAACTCTGTAAGTTGAATTATAAAAAGCATCTAGAATTCTTTGTGCATCTTCGTATGAAATATTAAAATTAGACATATATCCTCAATATATTATAATGGTTCAACCAGGAGCCAGTGAACGACTGACACATCATTAGTTTCTACTGTATGATCTGCGGTTTTTAGGGCATTAATAATAAAGCTGGTTCCTGCAGAAACTGTGCCAACTGATAGAACGCCTATCGCACCTGCTGAAGCTCCTATGCTATATCTTGAAAGGAATATCCTTGTGCTCGCTGTAACCGAAGTATTTGCTACAGTCACAGTACCTGAAGAGAGGGTTGCAGTACCCATACGAGCATTTGAACCTTCTTTAATTTGTACGCCTTTACCAGCGGTATTAATAATCACGTTTGCAGAAGCAGTAATATCAGCACTGAATGTTTGAGCGCCTACTACAGTTTGTGCTCCTTGAGTCATCATGAATGAAGCACTTGCACCCGCTGAAGGTATTGTATAAGTATAAGCTCCTGCCTGAGCCGCATTGGTAATGGTCATTGTGGTATTACCAGTATTATCTACCGGAACAAATAACCACTTTCCTTTAGAAGCCGTAGTCGAGAAAAGATTCAGCGCACCTAAAGTGCCTGAAGCTCCAATATTCAAAGTATTGATTTGTTGTGCCGCGGTAAACACATTGGCAAATTTATCCAATGCAAAATTAGCTGTAGAAGCTCCTGGGTCTGGCACACTTATAACTGAAGCTTGCCCCATTGCTGCATTGGTAATAGTAGTAGTAGTATTACCTGTGTTATTTGTAGCTGTAAAAGTTAATTTACCGCTAGCTACTGTAGGGGGGAAAATATTTAAAGTTCCTGGAACTCCTGAAGCTCCAACATTTATAATCGGAGTATCTGCACCTCCTGAGAACAAATTGGCTACAGTAATCTGCGCAGGAGTTAATTGACCTGTTATAGAATCAGGTTGTTGAATAAGAATTTGAGAACTTGCGCTAGTGGAAGTAACTACCTGTCCTTCCGCCCTAGACAGACCTGCACGTGACATACCTTGCCTCGAAGAGTTATTATAGCATTAACCCTAGCATCTTTTTATATATAAACCAATACTTTATGCATTAATTTTACGAGATAGTAACCTGTAGAGGTGTTCTACCGTTACTGGCTTGCCTTTTTCGTAGAAAAGACCTTTATTAGCCTTAGCCGCATCAGGAAAAAGTTTAGCCGCACTCATGCCACGCCCATAGTTCCTTATAAGAGATTTAGCACCATTAAGTCCCAAGAAATGAGCCATATAGACTTCTCCGCTTGTAGGTTGACGGCCTATTGACTCCATAAGTCCCATTGCATTATCTCTAATATGCAATGCGCCCATAATCGCATTAGCTTCAGGATTGTTTTTATCCCGAATATCTATTCCTAATTGACCCCCATATTGCTTTACCATGTTGCGCCATGTGCCATTAGTAAACTGAAACAAACCACTAGCTGATGAAGATTTAGACTTTGCATTAGGGTTAAGACCGCTCTCAACTTTAGCTATTTGTCGTACAAATTGCGGGTTGAGACCTAATTGAGTAGCGCTATTGTTTATAGTTTGCTCTATCCTTTCTGCGCCATTCATTGGTTGACGCATTTGTTGTTGCGCCATTTGTCCAGGAGCTTGAGGCATTTGAGGCATTGGAGGTTGCGATTGCATAGGAACTTGTAAGGATTCCTGATGAGTTGGTTCCTGAGATTTTTGTTGCAGGAGCTGTTGCAATTCTTGTTCAGACAAAGAATTCAAATCATTATCTCCATTGATTCCTTGCTCCTCTTGTTGTCTAGCTGTAAGTAAACCTTGAAGTTCCTCTTCAGAAAGATTATTCAAATCTGAAATAGTTTGGGATTCCTTTTCCTCAGTTGTAGATTTATTCAAAGCATCGATAAGTGAGTTTGCTGCTAATGAAGAGCTTTTGACGGGATTTTCAAAATTCGGAAGTTCTAGTCCTTGTCTAAGATTCTTTTCTAAATCAGCTTGATTTATAGATTTCTTAGCCAAACTTGAGCCGCCAAAATCTTGTAATGCTCCAACTGCTTCTTTAACATAAGGAACTTTAAATAAGCTTTGAAGTATTGGAGAGTCTTTTAATAAATTTACAATACCACTTCCAGAAGGGTTAACAGTACTTTTTCTACTTTGATAAAGAACACTTCCTAAATCGCCTAAATCCAGCAAATCTTTAAATTCCTTTTCGCTAAATATAGTCTTTAAAAATGCCTTGTTTTCTTCAAGATTGTTTTTAAAAGTTTGTACTGAAGGATTATTAAAGTTAATTTTACCTTTATCATTGAACAAAGGTTTTAGAACTCTTTGGGCTGCATCAAGTTTTATTCCATTAAATTCTGGACTATCTGCGCCAACATGCTTTTTGATTTCTTTAACAATGCTTTCAGCTTGTTTGCTAAAACCATATTTATTAGCGCCAAAAATCTTATCACTTATCATCGCATAAGTATAAGGCTCGCGTGATTTATCGGCATTTTCCACAATATCCTGAATAAACTTCTTACCAAACTCAGTTTCATGTTGCGCAGAAAATCTTTCTTTCATTTCGGTATTAAGTTTACGAGCTTTTTTAAATTGGTCTAAAATTGCTGTGTCGCCTTCGATTAATGCTCTTTCAATGGTATTATCCAAATGTTCGTCTAATTCTCTTCTTAATAAATCTATGCCGCCTTTATCACGTCCTTTCGCCCCATCACGTGCTAAATTTAAACCTTGCCTATAAGCTTCAATCCTTTGGAAGTTTACTCCTTTAGCCCCTTTAGGAGCTTTCCTAAATAATCTTTTGAAGGCAGCTAGTTCAGCGTATGTGCCAGGAGCATTTTCAAAAGAAAGTCCTTTTTCAACTAATTTAGCTTCTGCTCTTTTATTAAATTTCTTTATATCTTTTATATTAAAAAATCCAACTGATTCATAGGCTTCATCATAAGCATGTTTAACTTTGCCAGCGACTTTATTATAATCACCAACTATCTTATTTGTGGCAGGTTTTAAAGAAGCGCCTTTTTCAGTAAAATTCCCTTTACCTAGATCTTGTCTTAAATTCCTTGCCGCATCCTGAAATGCACTCTGTTGTTGATTTTTGAATGAGGATAGAATATTTGCGGCATTGCCACCTCTAGCTCCGCCACTTAATAAATCTTCTGCCACTTGCTGAGAAGTGTTTTGTGAGGCTTGTCCAAGTGATATCGGTACATTAAATTTCTGAGATAATTCTATGGCTTGTTGTTGCTCAGGACTTAGATTTTTATATCGGCTGAATATACTTCCAGCACCTTTCATTAAGGCTTGCAATCCTCCACCAACTCCTGCGCCTATAGCGCCACCTTTTAAAGCATCTAACATGTTTTCAGCATTAAGTTCTCCCACATCACCAACATCGCTTGAGCCTAATCCATGTAAACCTCCTAAAAATCCTCCAGCTCCGACAGCTCCTTTAATTGTGTTTACTCCTCTTCCTATTGGATTAATCACTCCACCTCCTAAAGCTCCTAATCCATACGACCAAGGGTTTTCTTGCGCTGCTTCCACATTAGCATTTCTGAGATAATCCCTACCTTTTTTATAAGTCTCAGCGAACTCTTCATTCTCAAATAATTCTGGCCGCAAATATCTAGCTATCAATGCGCCTAATAAGCCTCCAGCTTTCGGGGTTGCACCAAAAGATAAGGTATCTTGAGCTCCAAGTAATGCACTTAAGGATTTTGAAGGTTTGCCTTTCATTTAGCTCCCTGGTTTCTTTTATTTGCCAAAGCCCTTTCGATATCTTGTCGAGAAGCATTCTTAAATTTCTCAGATAAATTTGTTCCATTGCTTTGTGGAGTTTCACCAGCAAATAAACTATTAGTATTAGCAAATTCCGTCCAAGCAGTTTCAAATCCTTCTAATGTCCTATGTTTCAGATAATATTTTTCGGCAGCGGTATTATACATTTCAATTCGATCATTAATCTTATCAAAATATTCAGCTAACTTTTTTATTCCTTCAGGACTTGTAGAAAGTGAAGGGACTACAGTTAAGAAGTGCTTTCTGTCTGAGTCCGATACAGGCTTCATTTTTTCGGCTAGTTTTATAGACAATTCATTTGCCGCCGTGCGAATTAACTCGCCTGAACCCACTTCTTCTGCATTTTTAATACCTAAAAAATTACCCAAGCTTTTAGCAGCTAATCTTTGTTCCCCAGCTGTTCCAGTTTTAAATGTTTGGGCCGCATTTGTAAGTACATTAAGTGCTAATCTAGTGCTTCTAACTACATCATTAGTAGGCTGTATCACATCCTTACGAAATTCATTGAAAGCTTTTTTATCAACTAACTTTTCATTAAGTGTTTGTCTTACTTTAGGTGCATATTTATCCGATTCATTTATAAAGTTTGATACCATTTCTTTCGGAGAACTTTTAGCATTAACTTTACCTCCTTCAGTAGAATTTGAAGGTGCGGGGAGAGAAGTCATATTTGGAGTATTAGGAGCAAACACTGGCATTTCTCCTCCAGAGCCAGCACTACCTAAAGCTTGAGAGGTAGGAGTCAGTCCAGTAATTCGGCCTCCTTGTTTGCTCAATATTTTAGGTTCTTCACCGTAAATCTTATCTTCAACTAATTTTTCCTCATTACCTATAGATGAAACTAGACTAGCTATATTAGCAAATGGTAAACCTAATTCATTGGCTTTTTGTACTATTTGTTGATTATTAGCTCGTGGATTTTCCTGCATCCATTGACCTAATTTTTGCTGAGCAATTATTTGATTCGCCTCTTGCTCTTGCTTCATTTTATTCAGACGTGTCATTTCACGATCTCTATTAACTGCTGCAGCATCAGTCATCACATCGCCTAAACGTTTACCAGACGTCGCGGCCATTAGACCCGCAAGACTTAGTGTACTGGGATTACTTCCATAAGCATTAGTTTCACCTTGTGCATTAGGGCCAAATAATTGTTCAAAAAAGTCTTTCATCCAAACATACCTCCAAATTGACCACCACCTCCTTGACCAAACATACTTAATCCTATATTTCCAAATTTTTGTAGATTAGATGATTCATAAGGAGTGGCTCCGCGTTGATATCCGGTACTTGAGTTTGGCATTCCCGCAAGTAATTGCATAAATGCCATTGGATGCATATATTTTGCACTGAGTCCGGCCTGGTTTTGTTTTTGTATTAGATTGCCGCCGCTTAATACATCAGCAAGTGACTGACTTCTTAAACCAAGTGCTTTCTCTCCAAAAGCTGCTTCTGCATCAAGCATTGCACGAGCACGAGCTTCTTCTACTTGCGGTAATTGACCGCCATACAAAGGGTCACGTCCTAAACTTCCTATACGACTTGCTCTATCTCGAATACCAGCTAATTGAGTGTCTGCATTGCGATTTATATTAGTCATTGCTCTATCACGTGCTTGTTGGAAAGGAAGCATATATTTTCCTAGTCCACCTTCAGAAAAGTCCTCATTAGCATAATCACTTATAGCGCTCCTTTGAACTCCATTTAGAGGCTCTAATACTCCAATAGGTCTAGTAGGAGTATTCCCCATCGCTTGTTGGTATGCGCCCATTTCAGGAGAGGAAAACATATCTTCGGGATTATATTCTGGAGCCATTCCCATAGTTGGGCCTTGCATATTATTAAGCATAGCAAAGAACTTTTGATAAGCTTGTTGTGCTTCAGGTGGTAAAGCTCCATAACCGCTTTGTTGAGTTTGATATCCAGGTTGACCTGAACCCTTCTTTTTACCTCCAAATGCTGAGGCAGCCATTGATGCTGCAAAAGGTATAAATGCTGCGAAACCCATAAAATTTCTCCTAAAATACTGTAATTGCTACTCTTCTCCATTCTAATGCACCCGCATTATCTATCAAGAAGTATTCATAATCTGGAGTAACTACTCTGTCGTATAACCTGTCAGGGTCAAAAACATCTGTACTATTTGCCGGCACGGAACGGTCTGTTCTAAGCCTTCCTTGTAAAAAATAGGGTTGGAGTAGCTTATTTATAATTCGCAACTGATTCTCAAGAAAAACCAGTCTCTGTTCGATTTCATTTGGGAGATTAAAAACTCCTTTTATATATGCCATTATCTCACTCCATAAGGTTTTTGCATTTCATAGGTTTTTTGAATACGGAACCCAATTGTATTTGAGAAGTCATACATATATTGCCTCTGCCTTCCCGTAATACGCGTATCTATCTTAGTTGTATTGCCAAAGACTTCATAAGGACCAAATGTTCTCGCATCAGCTTGTCCATCATATTCCTTTGTATTTACTGTTAGGGTATATAGATGCTGATTAGTATCCAAACTCCCAATAGGTAATACTAGATTACTTGGTATAATCTGGCTGATTTGCTGGACAAAATCGCCTGTCTCAAAGAGATTGTAATTAGTGGTTAGACTTCCTGTCATCGGTTGTCCATTATCACTAAAATCAACTTCATGCTGATAGAGCTTAGTAGGAATGCTTTGGTCACATGTTCCTACTGCCATATATTGTGCTCTGGTAGGATTTGTGGGTTTTTCTGCCGCAGTGCGTACCATTTGGCCATTTGTTACATGCCCTTCCATATAATTCCATATAATATATGTATTAGGCTCAACTACTGGAGAAAAAGGCGGAATAATAGGATAATTATTAGCGACAAAATACCACCACACTTCATTAAACTCTATGACCTTTCTTGCAAAGCAAAGATAGGAATAATGCCAATTGATATTATCAATCATCCAATGAAGAAGTGTATTATTAGGGATTTGACTTACAACTGAACCATTATAAATATAAAAATCATTTTGACCTTGCCATGCTACTGCATCAGGAATTTCCATAACAGCATTTGGACCAATTAATCCATCTGTATCTGTAAGTAGTCTTATTACCCAAATATCAGGTTTACCTACATAAATCATTGTGTAGACGGCGTTCGGTGTAAAAAGCAGATATTGTCCCTTTACATAACTATGCGCGATAAATCTACCTGCACCTTCTACATTAGCATTATAGGCATTACTTGTTGCATCAGGTGTCCAATTAGTTATATCTAAATTATCACTGGAGCGTATTTTATTTGGTACATTATCTGCGCCTAGCGCCACAAGAATACCTTCTGCTTCTGCTACAAATACATAATTTGCTGGAGGAGAATTAGTAATTTTTACCGGAGCAGTTGTTGCTGAACGTGTCCATTGATAAATTATCCCCTGATTACCTGGGCAGACTATAGCTGTATTAGTTATATAATTTATTGACCAAATCTGAGGCAATAAGAACCCAGCCTGGAATTGCTTTGGAACACCATATTTACCTTTGCCATAGGCTCCTCCTCCATAACCTAAACCATTTGGAACTGTACAAAATCCTGCAGCAATTTGATGCTGAACTAAGGTTGCAGCGCCTCCTCGATTAACTGCACTAGCATCTGCAAAAATAGCCGTGCCATTAAGATAATATGCCCAGGTATTGTCATCTATTTCTCTTACCCAGCTTTCGATATTCAAATCTGCCGCTGTAAAGCCACCAGTTCCGCCACCCATATTTGCAGCCATGGTTATCTTGATTCTATCGCCATCATCATAACCATGCGCAACTTGTGATACTGTTACAACTCTTGTAGTAAGAGTTGCACCTATACCTCCTGAAGCAATACTCAATGCATTAGTATTAGCCACAAAACTAAAAGTAGTTGAAGTGATAGCACTTATGGAATGGTTCCCATTTATATTGCCGGCTATTATCCCACCTATAGCACCAGACCCTGAGATTTGAATAATATCTCCCACCTGAAATATAGGAGCTAGTAAAGGAGCAAAAGTAACTATTACTACAGGACTCCCTACCGCAAAGGTTGCAATAGCATTCCCCGCAAAAGAAGCTATATAGTTAGTAGCTAAACTATTAGCTATAGCAGTTGTTGCCGAATCTAGCGGTGTAATGTTGTATATATTTCCTAGTTGGGAAACGTATAGACCAGTATGAGTTCCGACAAGCAGATGCTCAAGATTACTAAAATCAATAAAACTAAATAATGTTCGGGGTACACCTGTAATGACTTGATTGTTTTCAGGGACATTTTCTTTCCACCCTCCGATTTTCTCAGGCAGTTGTTGATAAAACCTTATCTTATCAGCATTTGAATATAAAAAGCTAGTAAGCGAATTATCCTCTTTGTTTACGCCAGGAGGTACATTGATAATACTTCGCTTTCCAAGCATCTATCATGCTCCACTATAAATAAAGAAGTTGCCCACAAATAAGGTAGGTTGCATATTGTTATGAGGTTGATTGCCGCCTTGATTTGCAACTACGCCTGAAGCATATCCCGGTGTGTTTTGAATAGCCTGAGCTGTAGTAGGAGTTCCAAATGTAAAATTCCCAAATGCTGCTGTATTTGTAAGAGGGTCAGGTAATTCCGGCCTTGTTAAAGTATGAGTTTCTTCACCTACAGTTGCTCCTAATGCTCTAGGAGTTAATCCAGTTCCTATTCCAGTTGCACCTGGAATACGCCCACGTAAGTCAGGGACAAAGAAATTAGGACCCGCTCCTCCAAATGCATAACCAATAAGTGCAAATAATTCGGTATAGGCAGCTACTAAATATGTGCCTCCATCGCATATTATCCAGCCATTGTGATTAGATGTCTGAAGAGAAAACTTATAATCACCTGTAACTGCTGCAATTCCCATACCTGCAAACGTATGAGTTGTTTCATTTAAAACTCCTGTAGCAACCCATTGAGTGCCATCATAGACTTTGACTACATCAATAGGTGAAGTTGTAGTATCAAGCCAGAAGGTCCCTTTTTGGAATGTTGCAGGTGCGCTTGTACCTATAAAAGTATTCATGAATGCGCGAACGAGAGTATCCTGATTAGAGATATTTTCATTTAGATATCCTCCCCATAAATCAACATCTCCGCCTACATCAGGAAGTTTCCAATTAAAATTCGGTGTATTAGTAACCATGTTAAATACTCAATATGTTATAAACTGTTTTGGAACTATTTTTGCGTTTGATTGTATTGATATAATCTTCAACTATCGGAATATAGCTGTTAGCTAAGTCAGGACTTTGAAGAGTATCTCGATAGAAAATCTCAAGGGCTTTATTGCGAAGTGCATCTATAGTTTGGTCATTAAACCAAATAGAGACTTCATTATTGGCTTCTGGATAAACCGCATCCTTATAACGGTATGTAATTAATACTGGAGTATCGGAAGCAGCTAGTGGATAGACATAAAACAAATTACCCAGAGTGGCATATTTAGTAGGCAATCCATTTTCTGCTCCATTATTAAAAAGTGAGTTTAAATCATCAAATGGAATCGCGGTAAATCCCTGGCGAACTCCATAATATACATAAGAAGATAATGGCGCGGGAAAAGGAGGAGATACTACGGCATATTTAGCGTCTATAAGTTCATTAAAATCATCTGGAAACGTAAAGAAATTAGTTCCTGCATCTATTGTAAAAAATGCTTGTTTAACAAACATCCAGGGATGATTTTGCTCCATGTAAATAATGGCGGTCACAATGGCATTTGTTACCCCAAAATCAAAATCCGCACCACTTTTATTGGTTTCGTATAAGATTCTGGTTTTCAAATCACCTAAAGTTCCCGCCATTTAAATACCTCTACTGATATTCAGAGGTACAATAGTAAGATACTCTTAATCTGATTGTTCCTGTGGTTTGCGCTGTTGCTACAGTTCCACCTACAGTTACGATTAATTGCGGATTAGCTCCATTACCATACAAATAACCAGAACCTGAAGTCACAACGCCATTTGTGAGACCCTGCGCCTGATTAATCCACCGGGTTACTTGTGTAGCTGTAGCAGAACCTGCCTGAGCCGCATTAATAAACCGAGTTGCTGAACCTGAGTCACCCACACTAATTGTTGCAGTAGGGGTGGCATTAGTATCTAAAGGAGGCATGATTAATTGTGTATCTACAATTCTAAATCCACTATTTGGGAGTGCATTAGCTGGAGTAGTATAAGTATCCCCAGTTACTACAGCTCCAAGGAGTGTATATTCAAAATCAATCAAATATAACTCACCTGGCTCAAATTTAGGTGGATAAGAGCTATAAGGAAGTATTTGTGAAAAATTGTAAGCAGTAGCCATGATATCCTCCTATATTAATGAATAAGTTGAGATTACGATCACGCCATTATCATTGCTGTTGAATTGGACTTTTTTAATTCCAAATACACCAACCATGGCAAAGCGTTGCAATTGTGCGATATCATAGTAATCACTATTAATTCTGAAACCTGCCACTTCAGCACGACCATCGGAATAGCCTTTTCCAAAAGCAATAGCACCTGCATCACGACCACAGAAGATTGCTCTACGGCAGTTAGATACAGCGGCACTTGAGCTTCCGTTTACGCCTAAAGGAAGTTTGTCAGAGTTAAATATGCGAGTTTGAGAGAACACAAAGCTACGTTGGATTTCACCTTCACCACGACCCGAAGTAATGAGAGATTGATTGATATCACGGAACTGGAATGGACTCGTAGTATCATTCAATAAGTCATTATATTGTTGAGTATGTACATAGCAGTGATATTTTACTTCACTGGTTTCTGACAATGGACGAATGTAAGGTCTTGCAGTTTGAGCAATAACTTCAGCATTTAAAATGTAACTAAGTTTCATTGTAGCTGTAGTATCGGCTCCGACTGCCTGATCTGTAGCAAGATTGTTAGCTCTTATAATGCGTTGAACACCTGAAGCTGTAGAAGGTGCAAGAGCAGCATTAAGACCTTCGATCTTAAGTCTGTCATTACCAGAGTAATTCTCACCATCATAAGTAATAGTTGTTGCAGTATTACCAGCAAGTTGATTGAAAGCTCCTAAGACGCCGCGAACTTTCATCCATTCAGACATAACACGATAGGTATCTTCAGGGAGGTCATATTGAACGCGCTGAGTATCAATTGTATATGGTGCTGGGATTGAGACAGGAATTCTCAACTGATCAATCAATAGATTGTCAGTGAAATATGTAAGAGCTGATTCCTGACCTGTAGCCGCTGCCGAACCAAGTAAGCCTTGGTCTGTTAAGCGATTAAGGAAAGAAATTGTAACTCTATCTCCTGATTCTTTATTAGTGTTGTCAACTCTTCGTAGTACGCCGGTGCGTATCATTTGCCCTAGCATTTCTGTGTCAGATACGAAGTCATAGAGGGTTCTCTCTGACCACAGTTTTACGGTACTCGAAGAATTGCTTGCAAAATTGGTTGTTGCCATGCAGAAATCCTCGTAAAAATTAAAAAAACAATGAAAATGTCTTGCTTATTTTACGAGGCTGTTTTCCGTGATTGCCCTAACACGAACCTTTTATAGAGTTGCCCATCTCTGTTGGCTGTAACGTCGCCCTATTTAGCAAAGAAATGCGATAAACTACAAATGCTTATCACATTTCTATATCATACTATAATAAATGTTTCGTCAATCAAAAATGTGGACGAGGCGCACTAACCTTCTCCAAACGCTTATGGAACTTCACTGGGTCAAATGGGCTTTGAGGATTCTTAGGGTCAATTCTAAGGTTATCAGAATCATTCTCATCAATATTGCTTGTCATATTGATTGAGTTAGGTAACCCATTAATTGAGGCAGATTTTTTCATATTGTCATTAATTGCATCTAGATTTGAACCGGCTTTAGCCTTTGGTTGCGCAGATTTAGGAGAATAACCATAGCTTTTAGCCATATTATATGCGACTTCTGCTGCATTTTTACCACCATTTACGGCTGCTACCATAGTGTTTTGTAGCTTTTGCTGTACAAATTGTTGTGCCTCCGTTTCAGAGAACAAAGTCCTTGCAGCATCAATTTCGACTTTCTCCAGATATTGTAAGGCATTATTGAAGTCAGGGTGATCTTTCTCAAAGGTTTTTCCATCTGCTACCACTCTATTGTAATAGTTTTGTTGTTGAGTTCGTTGATTAGTTTCCTGAGTTACGCTCTCAATTTTTTGCTTAAGGTTATTAATCTCACGCATATACATCTTATGAGCATCAGGGTCAAGAGGGTCATATTCTTCTACTAATTCAGGTTGCTCTTGATTAGCAGATAATTGAGCCTGTTTAAGCATCTCAAGTTGAGTTTCATAGCGTATTTTGGCTTCTCTTTCTGCTTGTAACTGTTCTTCAAGAGCTTTGCGTTTCTCTATTTCCTGGTTAAATCGGGACTTAGGAATGTATTTATTTTCTTTATAAGACTCATCAGGCGAGGCTTCAGATTCAGAAACATCAGGCTCAGACGCCTCTTCAAGTTTTTCTGGTAGAGTGGTTTCCGTTGCAAGTATTGGTTCATCATTAGACTCCTTTTGTACGGGTTCAGGTATATTTGAATTACTTACTTTCTCAAGTTCTTCGTGGAACTTATCAGCGCTAGAGAAAATATCATTGTTTTGCTCGGTCATAATTACCTTTATTTGTGTTATTAGCAGACCTTTCAGGTCTGTTTTTATCATGCAAAGGAGTATGCATTGCCACTCCAGCTTTTACATGTTCGCTGATTGTTTTTGCTTCTATATAATCGATATCTGCGGCTTGTCTTAATGGCGAGAACTCTGCTTCCGCCTGTTTGGTCTGCATTTCTATTTGCGAACGCATTGCTTCTACTTTCAGTTTCTCTGCCGAAGCATTCTTATAGTTAGTTTCAGACTCTAATAGTGCTTGTTGGACTGGGTCTGGCTCTGGTGGAGGCGGCGGTTTCATCATTTCAGTAACTTGCTCTTTAATCTTTGAATTAAATGGTGCAAATTGCATTGCTAATGGTAAGAAATTCACAGGAGAAGGCGAATTCATCGAAGTCACCTGTAAATCCAGGAGTTTTTGGAATGTATCGTTGTCCTGATCTGGTGTTGAAGGCATTTCATCAACAGTTATGTCATATTCAGCGGCAATTCTTGACTTAGTAAGTGGGAAAAACTTCTCAGTTCCCTCACCGGTAACATTCTTGATTAATCTCCCTTCATTATTATCAGCAAGTATCCTTACTACATCGGTAAATAAATAAGCTATTTGCTGCAAAAAGTAATACTTTGAGTCAAAATATATAGCTAATGGCGTAAGACTCTGTCTAATCTGCTGACGCATAAAAGAACTATTCATCTCTTTAGACTGCATCATTCCCATAAGCTCAGGAGTTACACCACAAACCTGCATGATTTGCTGATCTGCATATTGTATCATCTCAAGTACACCTGCCGGTATAGGCGGGGTGATCTTAGGGCGACTCTTTGCTAATCCCCCCGGCTCATATACTGTCACATGCCTGGCTTTTGCATAAGTATCTATAAAAGCATTGATATCATCCACAGCATCACGCTCTATTTCAACGCCACCTTTAGGTATTGTTTGCAAGAATCCTACATAATCTGCCACTGCCTGATTTAATAAACGCTGAGGTTCTTTACAAGACCTTCCAAGGCCATAATAACTTTGCGTTAGCTCGCTAAACTGACCTGTCATAAACTTGATAGAAAAGCCAGTGTGAGAATAGTTCTCCGACTTTTCGACTACTTTACTTCCAGTTATAATAGCTCGATAGTATTTAAACTTATGCTGCTTGGTGGACTTTATTTTAATACCTGCCGGCTCAAGCATCATCTTAAGATCACTAATTTGAGACATTTTCTCAACTGAGAAAAGAGAATCTCTTTGCGGGTCAAACTCAAATCTCTGAGCATAATCCATCATAAGCGCTTGTATCAACTGAGCAGCTTCAGGAGGGAAGTCATTAAAGTCTAAATCCATAAAGGGGTTTTTTACCCTATAGAAGGGCTCTTTTTGTCTCCACTGGTATTCATATACCACCCCAAGGGTTTTCACTGCTAAAACCGCATTAAAAAACTCAAGGATACGTGCATCAAGTGCTGCATCATATATACTATCAAAGTAATCAGCTCCATATTGCTCTTTAATGAGCTCCTGATTCATTACTTTGAGTCTTACTACATAATCACTATCAGTTATATTCTTTGCACGTGCTGCGTTATCCCAGAATAAAAAAGCCGGAAACAAACGCTCAATAACGCATTCCCCATCGGGATTATTGTCATAATTAATACTTACATCTACTGCCCCTATACCGCATATAAGCATATCTTTGAATGATAGAGTATATGCCATATAAGCATGTGCATTCTGCTCAATGTATTTCACTGCAGGGTTCATGATATCGCTTGCAAAACCCTCTTGCTCTTCATCATGTAATCTTGGAAGGTAGTTTATATCCAAACGGTTTTGTATCTCAAAGCCGCATATAGACTCAAGAATAGGCGCAGTACGATTGATATTGATAATAGCCTGTGAGTTCTTAGTCTGAGTGTTTATACCTTCAGTAGTCCACTGGTTGCCTTCAAACAAGGCATAGTTCTCCCGAACTTCATATTGCCGCCAGTCTTGTGATATTGTAAGCGATTCATTCAATCGAGCTTCCATGCGTGCAATGATATCTTCATCATTAGGCAAACCAATAAAAGCTTCATTTAACTGTTTGTCTATCATCTACAGATTATGTATTTCAATAGTTTATAGACTATCTCAATAAATGATTAACAGCAAAGGGAAAGTGTGAAGCAACCATTTCCATTAAGGAAATTATATGATAAGCTTTAAAAGCTCATTTGTAGGCTGTGATAGAGAATATCTATCGAGGATAACAAAAGTTGGCAATCGGCAGTAATCGTGGGTTCGAATCCTACCCTCCAAGCTAACGAATGAGCACAGAATATCTACTTTTTAGGCCATTTTGGGAACTCAACACCTATAAGATTTTCTACTTTTTTGGTATGCTCTTGCTTATAATAATCTAAAAACATTGTATCGATTTTATATTTTCTATTTAATCGCCTATATTTACTCTTCCAATTATTACGCCCACGCTTAGCTCTTCTCGCTTCAACATTAGCTATATTATATAAATTCTCAGCTTTCTGTAATTTACTTCTCAATACATCACGCTCTTTTAAGAAAGCTTGCATTTTAGCCTGATTATGAGTGTATTCAATTAAATCGGGAGGTAACAATTCAAAGTAATTATAAAGATATTTCAGCTTTTCATTTACTATACTTAATTGCTCTACATTCAATGACTTCCAATTAGAAGTCATTTCAATTATTTCCATAAGATATAGCGCTAGATTATTAATTTGGGTCATCATCACCTTGCAAAAAAGGTATAAGCTCAAAAGATATCTCTCTTAGCTTCTTTATGATCTCTTTTAAGATTATATCTTTATCAGGGTTATTAAATGTCATCTTTTCTAAGAGTACTGCTACTTGCTCAAGCATAGGCTTTAATTCTAGTATCTTATTCATATCCGCTTTAAGAAAATGAGCTTTCATATTCTTAAGTTCCCTTTCTAAGAGTAAGTCTTTAACTTCTTTAGCTAACTCTTCACTTATAGGGGTTCTGTCCTTTCTAATGGCTTTGATCGTGCTTTTCTTAAAATCATCAATATAATAAGCTATTTCATAGTCATCTAAGCGTATATTGTCAGTCATTTTTCTTTGTAACCTCTTCACGTAATTTATAAGCAGCTTTTAATAACACAACAGTATTCTCTACTATTCCTGCATAAGTCTGCCTCAATGTAGCTATTGAGTCATCTATATTAGGGTTCAATCTTACTAATTGAGTTATTAAAAGTCTAGCATTTAACATTTCAATAAAACTAACGCGGGCTACATTATCCATTTTATATTTATCAAATAAGCCATCAAACTCTTCTAGCATTATCTCAAATGTTTTAAAATCTACTGGTGTTGACATGTTAACTCCTTTTATTGTAAGTTTTTTTCAATAACTCTATACTTTCTTCTAATATTGCATTGTTACTATCTCTCATTGATTTTATAGCAGCATCTAAATTAGGTGCATTAGCTACTAAGTTAGATATAATTTGAGCCTTAACTATAGTATCCAATATCGCACAAGCCTGATAGCCATACAAATTATGCTTCTCAATTACTTTCTCTATATCTGTTTTTACAGAATCATATAAAGCGAAATTCAGGCTCTTTATCTGAGTTGTATCCATTTTGTCGGCTCCGCCAATATGGTTGATGTGTGCATATTATCTATATAATTCGTAATAATTCAACTTAGATTTTTTAGGATACATAATAGGTACATCACAAACACGTGCAAAGGCGTCTAGGAAGTCATCATGCTTTCCGGCAGGGAACTGTGTATACTCTTCGTCTTTGAAGTATGTTACTAAGTCCACTTCACGCCCTAGGTAGTTCTTTTTCTTTAGGAATAACGGCAGCCATATCTTACCATCTTCAAATAGCGGTGCAAGCCTCTCTATGCGGTCATTCTTTTTCATCTTGTTACCCCCTACCTCAGTGATAGAGAACCTATAGTTGCGATATTCCATCGCCTGTCGCATGTAGTCTATATCTATCTGCATGCCATACTTCTCATAATAGATCATCTTAGGTTGGTACTTTTCATGTATTTTAAACACTAGGTTCTCACGCTCTTTGATATTAAGCTTGTCAACCCATGCGTCAATCAGATATAGATGACCATCCTTGTTAGCCCCTATCACTACTATAGCTGTGTTATCGCTTTCCTTATCCTTTGAGTTTGCAGGATCAACAAAGACATAGATATTCATTTCATTCAGGTTGAGCTCTTCACGATAGTATTGCAGCCATGCTTCCTTAAACACATTACCGCCGTCAAGTATAGGCGTTTGCATATAGAGAGCTGCCCAGTCACGTGAAGACACTGTATTGCGTATGTTAGTTAGGTTCTCAATGCTATACCGCTCAGGCCATAAGGCTTGCTCTATGCCTTGCTCATTGCGAGTAATTGCTGGTAGTGATATCACATGCCAAGGCTCTTTCTTCTCATGCAGCAACCAGCCTGACAGATCATCATTATGCCAGCGTGTTTGTATGATGATAATAGCACCATCTGGCTCTAGCCTTGTGTAAGCCGTACTACTATACCAGTCTTTGATTCTTTGCCGTATAAGTGAGCTATCTGCCTCTTCATGGTTCTTTATCGGGTCATCTATGATCAAGCAATGCGCTCCACGGCCTGTTATAGCTGCGCCCATACCCACAGCATAGTAAGAGCCGCCTCTAGTAGTGCTGAACTTCTTAGCAGCCGCTGAATCATCAGCTAGCATAGTTGTCGGAAAGATCATATTATAAAGAGGGTCTGTAATATGATTGCGTACCTTGCGCCCGAACTCTTCCGCAAAATCCTGACCATATGTAGCAAAGATAATATTCTTCTCAGGGTTACGCCCAAAGTACCATGCAGGAAACATCTCACTAGTCAGCATTGACTTACCATGCCTAGGCGGGCAACTGATCATCAAACGCTTAATAGCTCCACGCTCCACTTGCTGTAAAGCGCTAGCTATTCTCTTGATGTGATAGGGTGTAGTATCGAACTGCGGATTAAGTGCCTTGGCGAAAGCCCTAAGCTTACTAAAGGCTATATATTCTAGTGGTACATCTTTATATTTATGTTGTGCTGGTGTCGCTGTCATCATCGCGCACATTGACTATTTCGTCTATTTGATCTTTGCCAAGGCTTTGAGCTATCTTGAAAGCTATCTCATCCTTATTGCCTATTTCCACTACCTGTGAAGTCTTACCGTCAATGCGCTCATAAACCTCTTTAATCGCTGCTGTGTCGCCGCTTGCAGCTTTCTTTGCTAATGCTTGGTTGATTAATGCTGCATGCGTGTTTACATTGCCGAACTCATCAACTGTTTCTGTTTCAAGCAATGCTCTAAGCATGGTTGTCATATTCAAACGGCCTTTAGGTTTGCCTAGCGGATTGCCTGTTTGTCCAGGTTTAAAGGGTTTTAAGTTAGCGCAACGCTTCTCATAAAGGGTCACTGAATTTTCATTGATATTTGATTGCGAAACATCGTCACTCATAAAGCCCCCTTATCTGCAAAAGGTTCAATATGTATTACAACAGGGAATTCAGGGTCATCATCAAGATCATTATATATATATGCGATATCATGTTTATTATTGTCGCATTCAATACCCACTCGTGCATCAGGATTGCATTTAACTAGTAATGTAATAAGCTCTTTAATGATCATGAAAACTTCCTTTCAAGCTGTTTAAATTCTTTAAGTGAAAGCTCTTTGATATGTATTAATTCATGCGATTCAGGGACTATTTTCCTTGTTAACTTATAAATACTTAATACAGTGCGACGCAATTCGTTAAGAAAAGCAGGAAACTTACCATGGCAACTAATTGCAGCCTCATAAGGTGTATTGAACTCGCTATAATAGCCTTGAGTGGTATATTGTAATTCGTTATCTATAGTTCCACTTACCCACAAAGCTCTATACCAGCATTGATATATATGTTTTGTATTCTCAATCATAACTTAAACCTATTTGCTCTAGTGCTTGCGTTAATATCATGTTTGCCATGTCATCTGTTATTTCACTTTGTTTTTCTTCACACTCATAAATGGTAAATTGTAAGTATTCAGGCTCGCAGGGGTCTATATAAAGCCTGACTTTAAGCTCACCTATATTTACAATGCCTTTTTCAATCATTTGGGCGTTAAATCCCCCTTATCAACCCAAATAGTTCTATACATTGTAGTATGTGGGTTGTGATAATCATCTTTAAGTCTGCTAGTGACTGTAATATCTATTTGGTAGCCATTTATATAATTAGGCGATATAGGCATGTCGCTAACTTTATGTTTAACTGCAACTTCCCATTCTTGATTAGTAGTAGTGCGTAATACGGCCGATATAAGGCCGTCAATATGGTTTATAGGTATTTCATGTAAACTTTCTAAGCTCATTATTTACCTTTCTTTTTCTTTTTGCTTTTACCGGCTTCACTATAAGCTATAGCTACAGCTTGCTTTTGTGGGTAGCCAGAATGTCGCAATTCTGATATATTCTCACTTTTAATCTTATTTGATTTTCCTTTTTTAAGAGGCATAATGATAACCTTGATATGTGTTAAATGTAAAAAACCTTTTAATGTAAAGCCTTATCGCAAGCTTAAAGCTATTTGTTGTTCTAGAGCTTGTTTGTGGCATATAACCAAAGCTCAACGTGAACCACAAAGACTTAAAAGTATTACTGGTAAAATTCCTTATAATAAGAATTTGATTAAGCATAATTGTCTTTACTGTAGTAAAGAATTCTATGACTCGCCATGCAAAAAAAGAAAATATTGCTCTAAAACATGCGTCAATAAACCTATAAAAGCTGTTTGGAAAGCCAAATATACTACTGTTAGAAAAAATTTGATTAGGCGTAATATGATCAAAGAATGTGAGCAATGCGGATATAACAAAGAGCCTAGAATACTTGGCGTACATCATAAAGATAGAGATCGACATAATAATCTGCCGGATAATCTTATGATTTTGTGCCCTAACTGTCATTCTCTTGAACATATAAAACACATACCTCACGGTTTTAAAAAATAATTTACTTTTTCATACGGCATATTATACCTTTTATTTCATTTGATTCTAACTCATTGATTATTTTAGTAATTGAGTTATAAAGATATATCCCCGCAACTGATACTATTAATAGGATAATAAGTAATGCCACGAATAAAAACTCTAACACTGAATCACAAAGCATCAAATTGTATTCATACTATAATTCCAAAGGAATCAGATATTTGCAAGTCTTTTGTAATGTTAGTTAAACAATTGCAATCTGCGGGCTACTTTGAGAAGCCGTTTGCGCTTATACACATAGCGAATGAGAATATGAATAGTAAGGGCTACCGCTGGCATTTAAAAGCACTAGGATTAATGCCGGGTGTATTTGATTATATGATACTTTTTGCAAGTGGATGTGCCTTTATAGAGTTCAAAAGGGATAATAAATGTAAATTATCGCCTATGCAGATTAAGTTTTCTACATTGCTAGATTCCTTAAATATCAAGTGGATAGTCACAAGTAATATAGACATTGCAATAACATTCTTAAAAAAAGTGATAAAATAGTGTTTTTTGTTATTGACACTATTGAGTTAATGAGTTAGAGTACTTTCATGAGCGCAGATAAAGCGTTTAATACAATCAATAAGGAGTACTAACTATGAGTAACACAATAACAATCAAGATCACTCGCAATTACGGCGTAGAGGCAATCTATCCTATTTGTGACACAGGCTTTAAAATCCTAGAGCTAACTGGCAGAAAAACGCTTTTACGCAAGGATATAGACACGCTTAAGAGCCTAGGCTATACAATCAACATTCAATCTCAATCATTATAAGGGGAATATCATGAGAAAATTTTCATTACAGCACATTCTTGACACAAACAAAGAATATCTTGAGCTTTTAAATGCTAATAGGCCGGTTGATACTGATTGCCATGCATATTATATCGACGGTGAAGATGAGAACGAGCATTTTGTCATTACTTATGGTTATTTAAAGGATTGCGTGAAAATACGCTGCGCTCTTTATGAGAATGGCAGAATTAAAGGCTCACTTCAATACTTAGATGATATGAGGGGCGCATAACATGGCAAAAGATTTTACAATACGTAACTTTGTAGACAAACACATCTATTCAAATGTCACAAACTTAATGAATGCATTCTTACTTTATGAGCCGGAGCGTTATGATGATATAGAAAATATGTATATAACGCATGATGATGACGGTAACGAGTTGGAAGATCAAGATATAAAAGATATTACCCAATGGTATAGGATATCTAACTATCTTTATGAAAAATTGAGTGAAAAAGGTTATATTGTCTTTGATATTTGGGACGAAAAATATTGGGGACGCGAAACTTACGGTCAACTCATTGAAGATGATTATGTAATTGAAGATATCTATAAAGATTTAATGAATGGGAGTAAATAACTATGACCGCTTTAAAACAATTTATAAGAAAACATATATTTTTAGATATGAATAGAATCATAGACCAGCTTTTTAAACATAAATTAATCGGTGATGATGATATCTTTAATTTTAGGCCTGATGATGATAAACAAATGATACCTGATGAGTGGCTTTCGGTTACTTATAAAATGAGTGAATGGCTCATAAAACGTGATCAACAGGTAATTCAATACTGTAATCGGTTTTTTTGGGGGCGAGTTATTGAAGATGAGTCATTGGAAGATGACCGTGTAGTCTTAGATATCTATAATCATTTACATAAGAATGAATTGGAGGCCAAGCAATGAGTAGTATATTTACTTTAGGTCATTATCGGCGTGAAAAAATAGCTGATGACCTATATTATCAAAAACGCCTTGATAATTACCGCCGTATTATAAGCAAAAGCCTTTCTTGTAAGAATAAGCTGCGCATTGAATTTAAGGGCGGCAATTTTGCTCTTTATTATACTTATACAACTGGTGAAGAAATCTTTGTTTATGAATGTGATGACAAAGGCATGAAAAAGTTTTTAAATGGTTTTTTACATGGGCACTTTTTTAATTGGAATGAGCCGCAAAACAACAGTTGAGAAGCTAGAGCAGTTGCTAAGGGATTATGGCCTTGGTGATGACTTGGCTATAGATGATAACTACGGCTATACGATCTTGCATTACTCGGAAAGCAAGCGTGTAGTAGCAAAGGGCGGTAAGGCTGCTATCGCCCGCGCTATTGCAACGTTTGTTGAGGGTATGCACTTTCAAACACAATGGCAGCATATTAATAAACTTAAACGTAAACGGAGAAAGCCATGAGCGAATACCATTTTAAGAATATAGAGAATTTAAATAAACTTATAGAGCAGTTAGATTTGCATAAAATATACAAAATAGTAGCTGATTTACACACTCTTAATTGTTACAAGTTAGTTGAAATAGAAACAGGCATGCATCACGCTTACGGAAGCTTAGAAAACTTAAACTACTACATTGACGGTTTTATGGCTGGTAAACGCTATGTAAACTACACTAACTCACTAATTTAGGAAAAAGCTATGAATGATCAAAAGAAAGTACGCCTGAATGTATACCTTGAGCCTGAAGTTGATGAGGTATTGCGTGCGGTGAGTGTATTAAGTAAAGTATCTATAACCGACATTATAGATGATTGCCTTAAATACGCTTTATACACTGATTATATACCTTCACTTAAAGGCTTTAACCCTGCAATCAAAGATGAGCTTATAGACTACTTGCGAGATAAAATTAACCCTGCGCCTTTCTAGGGCGGCCACGTTTTTTAAGCTTAGCTTTATTTAAAATAGGTGCTTTTGCTGCAGTAATCGTTACAAAATCACCGGAAGTATTTTTGCAAAATTCAAGTATATCTTGGTCATAAAACTTTTTTGCCCTATCATTTTCAACTTTTATTTCATTCATTTGATCTTGAAAGCAGTCTAAAGTTACCCCGTGATGATTATATTTATTGCGTAGCTCTTCAATATTCTTTTCGTTTTCCCGCGCGCAGTTCAAAAGTAAGTCATTAAATTCTGTTTGTCTTTGCCAGTTTTCTATATTAATTCTAAACTTGGATTTAACCGCTCTATGATAAAAGTAAAATCCACCTAACGCCCCAGCAAAACCTGCTAAATAGTTTAATGCTAATGCTAGAATCATTGCAGCTAAGTCAAAGTTTTCAATCATAGTTACCTCTAAGTTGCGGTAGGTTTTACATCTTTTTATTTTACTTTGCAAGCACTTATTGTATAATTTGGAATCTATTAAGCTCTCATAGGCTTGTAGACTCCTTAAGGCATAGGTGGGAAGAATGGCCTATGCCTTTTTCAGTTATCCGGAATTTCCGGAATACTCAGAAAAAATGGCTCTTTGCTCAACTGAAAGCCCTTCCATCCATTTTTCTTCCGCAAGCTTTCTTGCAGCTTCAACCTCCCAATTATTAGTATTATTGCATATTACAGACCTTTTTACTTTGAAAAGCCCTAGGTCAATTGAATGGTTATCAATCTCTCGCTCATAACGCTGAATTGGTTTTGGTTCAGGGTACTGCTTTTGTTCATGGTAATTGCGCCTTTGTTCCATTGAAATAAATGGCTTGCCTTGCAAAATGTAGTGCTTTTCCTTTTCCTTTGAGGTCTTGCAAAAATGAAAGTACATCGCATTGGCTTGCTTTTGGGTTAAGTAGACTTTTTTGCCACCGGCTTGCTTAAGGGTATAAGCTATCCAACTTCGTCGCTCTGAGTCGCGTTTTTCATAGTTAAAGCCGAGGATTCTCTCAAGGTTATTAATTGTGTAAAGATCAGGCGACCAGTCATAGGTCAATTCAAACATACCATCCTTAACTATGAGTTTTGGTACTGACTCTGTCGGTTTTTCCGACAAAGTGTTTGAATTAGTATTAATACTATCTTCTCTCTTAGAGAGATAAGATAGTGGGACATTTTGGCTTGAAGTGTAGTGATAGTGCGGGTTTTGAGGTAGGGTAAAATTTAGACAATAGAGATTAGATTTATTGAACCCTCTTTGCTTTTTATTGATAATTCCAAGTTGCTCAAGAATATGTGTTCCACGTTTAATATGTCGGGCTGTATAACCCAAATCATCGGCAAGCGTATCAAGTTTATGCCAGAAAATTCCTGTCCTATAATCACTAATATGCATAAAATGCTTAAACACTATCCTAGCAATAGGAGGTTGATCAGCTAATTTACTGAGAGAATCCCTTTTAAATTTTCGGCGTAAATGCTTGGTAGAAAGGGTGTTTAAAGGGTTTTGTAATAATTTAGCAATATAATTATTGCTATTATTATCAAATAATGCTTGTCCATTAAAGGTTTTTGAAGTATTTAATTGAATAAGAATCTTGGGTGCCTCCTTGTTTTGAGTGGGATTAAAACAAAATAGGCGCCCTTTCTTTTTTTGTAAAGATCAATCTTTTAAAATGTTTAATCTCTCCTGACAAAATCTTGAAATAAGTTCCTTAAAACATCCAAGAATAGTCCCATGTTCATTATGATTAAGAAATCTTCATAACTGCATTCAAACGAAGGAATTTCTTTTTGAAGTCTACTATAAATATATTCAAAATGCATTCCCCCATACATAAATTTACAATCTTTTATTTTTAAATCTAAAGTTTCATTATTCAAAAAATCTATTTGATCTAATTGTTCAAAAAAAAGGTTCATTTTAAGTTGTTTTTTTAAAGATCTTTTCCCTTCAGAAATATCAAGTAAACTTAATTCCTTTTGCTGCTTGAAAGCCTCTTTGAAATAATCCTTATCCTTTTCAAGTATTTCATTGATTTTATTTTTCCATGGCATATTTTCTCCTTTCCAATTTGTAGATTAGCACATTATACTTGTAACCGGATTTATTAGTAAAGTCCATTATACTAGGGAATGTAACTCATTGGTTAAGAGCCTGCTTTTGATGAAGTGCAGTGGTGACGGTTCGATTCCGTCCATTCCCACCGTTTTACTTAAAGATATCTTACTTTAGTCAGTTTATCCCTAATAGCCATCAGTAATGCGCTATTGCCCAAATTCTCGGCTTCCAAATCAAGGAAATCCTTGAAAAAATTGTTCAAATACATTTGCAAACTCTGCTCTTTATGGGCTGCCATCATCTTTAATGCAGCTAAAAGGTGCCTATCTAGCTTAGTCTGGACTAAAACAAATCCATCAGGCATGCGAGCACGCTGTAATTTCCTCTTTTTTTTCATACCATCAATTAAATCATTGACACAATTATTTATCAATACTATCATTGCTTCTGTAAACAGTCAATAAGGAGTTTTTTATGTGTAGTTTTTTGATTTACATTGGACAGTTATACCTAGGAATCGTAGTAGGATTATATCTTATAGGTATAATATTAGGTGTAATTTTTGGAGATTAGATTATGAGTCTTACCTATCAACAGCGTATAGAACGCAAAAAAGGATTAGGCGGAAGTGATTGCGCAGCTATCCTGGGATTATCCCCCTGGGCTACACCTCTAGACATATTCTTTGATAAGCTCAATTACGATGAGCCGGAACTTGAGGAAATTACCCCGAACCAACGCTGGGGAAACTTACTTGAGCCTATAATCATAAGTGAATTTGAAAGGATAACCGGACTGTCATGTGAACCTAACCAAAAACTTAGAGTACATCCTGATTATCCTTTCATGAGGGCTAATATAGATGCCTATATTCCTGAAATCAATGCCATTTTGGAATGCAAAACCGCTGACTACTTTGTTGCTCAAAATTGGAAGTATACTTCCCAGGATGACATTCCCCATTACTATTTGGTTCAATGCGCCCATTATGCCGCAGTTTATAATGTTGAGATAGTTTATATAGCTGTACTCATAAGCATAAATGACTTCCGCATCTATAAGTACACTCGTACTCCTGAATTAGAACGAATCATTATTGACCGGGAAAGTGCCTTCTGGAATGGGAATGTATTAACTAAGTACCCACCCCAACCAAGCGATCTTAACGACGTAAAAAAGCTCTGGAGTAAATCTACAGAAGGGTTGAACAAATCAGTAGATGAGTATATAGAGTCTGTGTTCTGGGAAATGTCCCGGATAAAGGCTCAGGTAAGAGACTTAACCAAACTTATTGAAACTCAGCAAATGTATATCACTGATTTTATGCAAGACGCAGAAACTTTAACGGATGCACAGGGTAAGATGCTTGCAACCTGGAAATCTCAAAAGAGTAATCGTGTAGACTTGGACAAACTTAAAAAAGAGCACCCAACGGTTTATGATGAATGTATTAAAGAAACTCAAACCAGAGTCTTTAGGATTAAAGAAGTATTATGAAAATCAATCTATTAGCTTACAAAAGGCTTATTCTTTACTTACGGATTTATACAACCATTCTGTATGTAGCCAGCTAAGATGTGATATCATCGAGGCAAAGAAGGCGCTCAATGAGAAGCTAATAGATATAATAAATGTTATTGAAGGATTAAAATTTAAAGAGGTAAAAACTATGTCTACAACTCAAACACTTCCAGAAAATACCGCAGTTATTAAGAAAGCTCCTACTATAATGTCTTTTCTTAATAGCCCAGCTTTTAAAAAGCAACTTGAAGCAGTGCTTCCATCAACACTTACACCTGAGAGGCTTGTGCGTATAGCTCTAAGTGAAATGCGCATGAATCCTAAGCTTGCTGAATGTGACCCGATGAGCTTTGCTGGTGCCATTATGCGCTGCGCTCAAATCGGCCTAGAACCCTCTTCTGAAAGGCAATTGGTATATCTTATACCTTTCAAAAACAACAAAGCCAATAGAATGGAATGTAATGTAATGGTAGGCTATAGAGGCTTTCTAGCGCTAGCTAGCCGGTCAAATATATACATAGAAAGCGATGTAGTCTATGAAAACGATGACTTTGAATTCCAAAAAGGCTTAGATACCAAACTTAGTTTTAGACCATGCCATAACGGACAAAGAGGTGCTATTATAGGAGCTTATGCCATGGCCAGGGTAGTACTTCCTGATAGTACTATTATCTTTGTACCTGAGTTTATGCCTAAAACGGATATAGATAGGATTATGACAACTTCTAAGAGCTCAGGATATGGTGACTCACCGTGGAAAACTAACTATGATTCTATGGCACGTAAAACCGTTATCAGAAGGCTCTTCAAATATATACCTATGAGTGCTGAGATTGATTCAGCTATTAATACCGATGAGCTAGCTGATAGAGATGACCAAGATAATGCCTCATTAATAGTTAATGAAATCTCTGGACAAAATATTGAAAACGATATATCACCCCAAACTAAAGCAGAAGCTTTGGCTACAATGCTAGAAAACACGGAGGACAAAAAATGAGTCATTTTGATATTTGGTTAGAAACTAAACAATACGAATTAGATGAGGAGTTAGATGATCTTGATAACATAGAATGTGAG